AGGTCAATTAGAACAAGGCTCATACGCAACTTCTTACATACCTACAAGTGGAAATACAGTAACTCGTGTACAAGACCAATTCACAAAGACAGGAATTAGTGATAAGATAAATACTTCAGAAGGAGTATTGTTTTGCGAATTTAAAACACCTGACACCTCAGACTATTCTTTATTAAGCATTAATGATGGTGGTGATGATAATACAGTTGTTATTGGTGCTGAAGGTGTTGGAGGTCTAATATTTGCAGGAGCGAGGGTAGACGGAAATTATGCAGTTCTTTATCAAGGTGGTAGCGCTTATGCTTATAATAAGGTAGCTGTAAAGTATAAGTCAGGGGACTATGCAGTATGGGTAAACGGAACTGAAGTTCTCACAAGCTCGAGTACAGACATATCATCAGTAGATTACACAAATTTGGCCTTTAATTTTGGAGGTGGTTCTTATAAATTTGAAGGAGAAGTAAAACAATTACAGGTATTTAAAACAGCATTAACGGACTCAGAATTAGCAATATTAACAACATAAATAAAAAGAAATGAATATATACAAATTACAATACGACTCAAAAGCACAAGGAGATGCTGACTTACTTTCTAAAGGTACTTATGAAGTAATAACTGAAGAAGGTGTTACTCAAGATGTGTACACTAATGGTACTCAAGCAATAGTCTATATAGGAAAGATAGTAGAAGTTCCTGCAACTTACGATAAAGATGGTAACGAGCTTACTCCACCTATCTATTACACAGGAGTATTTTACGACTTAATGACTACAGAAGAAATTGATTTCGGAATTAACGAGATATTACCATTAAATTGTGTACATTCGTTTCTTGGTTACGCACAGAACGCAGAAGGCACAGATGTGGAGCCTGACGAAATAAATGAATAATTAATTAAAAAAAGTAAAATGAAAAAGTTTTTAGAAAAATACCTTATTGGTAAAATGATTAAATCAAAAAAGTTTTGGTATATGATAAGTTCAGTAGTGGTTCCCGCTTTGGTAACTTATTTAGGAGTAGACGTTGAAACTGCTACTCAGTTATTCCAAGCTTTATTGGTTTTAATATTAGGTCAAGGAATTGCTGATATTAAGAAATAAAGTATTACATTTGCATTACCTTTTTGAGTGTTTTCATTATGGTAATAGTTAGTAGTTAAGAGTGAGGGGTTAATAACTTCTCACTTTTTTTTTGTATATACAGTAATTTTTATTAAATTTGAATATGAAGAAATTAGGCAAAAGACTAAGGCTTTCCTCTGATGAGGTGGAGTTAATAAATGAATCTAGAGGGGAGGACTTACATAATATCAACGGTAACACTGCTCTAGACTTACATCTACAAGATAGAGGTATAGATAAGAAAGATGTAGTAAGTGTTAAGCATTGGCAGAATATGGGAGGGGATTTACGCTTTTCTATAGTAACTAAAGAACAATCTGTCATTGAGCAAATTGATTTATTAGAAGATGTTAAGGCTTTAATAGACAATCACGCACCTACTTACCCTAAAATCAAAAGAGTAAAAGGGGATAATTTATTAATAATAAACCCTGCCGACATTCATATAGGTAAACTAGCAGTAGCATCAGAAACAGGAGAGGATTATAATACAGATATAGCTTGTGCTAGAGTGCTAGAGGGTATTGAAGGTCTTATAAGTAAATCTCAAGGATTTAATGTTGATAGGGTGTTGTTCTGTATTGGTAATGATATACTACATACAGATGGTGTACTTTCAACTACCACTAGAGGAACCTATCAAGACACGGATAAAAAATGGTGGCAGCATTATGAGATAGCACTAGAGCTTTATGTTAAATGTGTTGAGATACTCAGGCAAGTTGCACCTGTAGATGTTGTTCATTCAATGTCTAATCACGATTTTCAAAGTGGATTTCATTTAGCACACGCATTACAATCTTGGTTCAGAAAAGCTGATGATGTTACCTTTGATATATCAGTAGCAAATCGTAAGTATTACAAATATGGCTCTAATCTTATAGGCTTAGAACACGGAGATGGAGCTAAAATGGACTTACTTCCTATGTTAATGGCTAATGAGAAGCCAAAAGAATGGTCAGAAACATCTCATAGATATTGGTATCTTCATCATATACATCATAAAGTTAAGTATAAGTGGTTAGATGGTAAAGACTTTATAGGTTGTACAGTTGAATATATGCGTAGTCCTTCTGCTGCTGATAGTTGGCACGCAGGGAAGGGATTCATTTCATCTCCTGCAGTTGAAGGATTTATTCATTCAAAAAACTCAGGTCAGATAGCAAGATTAGTTCACTATTTTTAAAAGAATTAAACCCTTTATAAACCCTTTATAAACCCTTAACTAATGGTGTTCTATACCATTAAAGATAAAGCTAAAGACAAAGATAAAGCTAAGGTTAAAGATAAAGACTAGGTTAAATATCACATTTTCTAACATTATTTTAAAAAAACATTGTAAATAGTTTGGTAGGTTAATAAATTAATTGTTTATTTGCATATCTATTAACTAAAAAAAACACAATGGGAAGAATGAAAGAAGAGTATATGCAGATGCAGGAAGAGATGCAATACAACTTACAACCAAAACAGAGTATTAATCAAATCAATAATAAAGTGAAAAAAGTAAATTCAGAAGAAGCAGTTATGGTAAAAGAAACCAAAGAAGAAACATTAAAGAGATTATTCTTGGCGAATGGTTTAGTAAAAGAAGATGTTCATAAAGACCCAAGAGGTTTTGTGATTATCAAGAGGTCAGGAATAGATAAGATTGTTTCTAGACAAAACATTCAAGTGGCTTACGAGCCTATTACAATGACTCCTGATTGGGTAGTGTTAAGAGCTACTGCTAGTATGAGAACAGGAACAGGAGAACACGACATTAGAAATATGATGAGTTTCGGAGAAGCTTCAGATTCTAACTTAATGGGAGGTGCTAAGAAATTCCCTGTAGCTATGGCTGAGAAAAGAGCTATGAGTAGAGTTGTATTAAAGATTGCAGGATTCTACGAGCAAGGAGTATTCGGTCAAGACGAAATGGCTGACTAATGGATTGGATGGATGAGGTTCTTGATGGACAGCCTAAAGAAGCAATGCTTTGGAAGATAGGATACATTGAGAACCTCTTACATAAGACAGCACTATGCTCTGACGAACAGCAAAACATCTTCAACTCTCTAGGCGAAATAAACGATATTGAGGCAGATGAAATCATTAAAAAAATAAAAGAATATGAAATCAAAACAGACCCTCAAGACCAATACGAAGAAATGCACAAAAACGGAATGTTTAGTGATAAATGTATATAAAAATCACAGCAGAGCATTTTGTTATTCTGTATGGTGTGGTCAAAGTTTTCTTGGAGAAGTGATTGAAGATGATATTATGAAACTGTTGGGAGATGAAGCAGAAATGTTTTACTCAGGAAGCAAGGTTAATTTTTTAGTACCTGAAAACCTAATTAAAAATGTAGTTAATAAACCAAAATATTACTAAGATGAAAAATGATTATGATAAAGTAAGAACTTCAAGAAACGAACTTGAGGCAATCCTCAGAATAAGAGGCATATCTAAACAGAGATTTGGAAGGATATTAAATATTAAAGGCTCGACTATAGAGAAGTATTTAGACAACCCGTACTTCCTAAGATACTTTCAGATGCAAAGACTTGCACAATTTTTAAATGTTAATGTCAAGGATATTATAGATATTATAGAAGTTGATTTAAAAGGCGAGATGATTGTAGTTGAAGGAGAAGGGGATTTTAAGGCAGTTGAATCTTTAGCAACTAATAGTTATGAATAAGACAGTACCTAGCACTTCCGTTAAAATGACTAATGTGAGGCACGATAAACTCAAGAGAATCATTTGTGAGGAATATAGAGTTAATTGGCAGGCAATAGCAAGCAAGAGTAGACTACACGAATTAGTAGAAGCTCGAAGATGTTATTATGCAATACTAAGAAATGTATTTTTTTACAAACTTCTAGACATAGGAAAGGAAACTAATCAAGACCATTCCACAGTAATAGCATCTTTAAAAGCTCACGAGAGGTATACAAGTGTGTATCGCTCAGAGAGAACAAGATACAATAATGTTAAGACTATTATGCTAGAAGGAGAAACTAAGGAAGAGCTAGAAGAAAGGATAGAATCCCTTAATAAAGAAAAGATAGAGATAGAGAACCAAATAGAAGTGCTATTCATTAAAGCAAACAGAATAGAAAAAGAATTAATAATTAATAATAAATAAAAAAATGGCAGAAAAAAATTATGTAGTAAGTAGCATTAAAAAAGTGACTACGCAGTATGGAGATTTATTTAACGCAAACTTTAAGATGGATGAGTTGCAGAAAATAGCTAAAAGAGGTTGGGTAAATATTACAATAGCAGAGAGAAGAGAACCTTCAGAGAAAGGAGCAACTCACTATGCTTATGAGAATACTTACGAACCACCAAAGGATGTAACATCAGATAATGTTAAGTCTAAACAACAAGATGATGACTTACCATTCTAAATAATATTAAAATAACTGCTAAATAATTTGGTGGTTGGGTTACTATTAGTATATTTGCATAGAAATTAGAGGGTGTGACTAGCCTTCTAAGTAAATTGAAGGGGAAGGTTCGTAGGCTTTTTATGTCTGTCTTTCCCCTGATATTTTACACATTAACTAACTTAAAGAAAACACAAATGGCAAAAAGAATGACAGACTCAGATAAATGGAAGAAAGGTTTTATGAGAGGACTAGCTCCTAAATACAAACTACTTTGGCTCTATATATTAGATGATTGCACACACGCAGGAATATGGGAAACTGATTTTGAGGTAGCATCTATTAGAATAGGAAGTAAGATAACAGAAGCTGAAGCTGTAACAGTAATGGCTAGTCAGATAAAGATATTTGATGGAGGTAATAAATGGTTCATCCCTAGTTTTATTGACTTCCAATATGTAACTCTAAACGAAAATTCAAGAGTTCATCAGTCGGTTATAAAAGCACTAGACAAATATGATGTGTATAATATTGAAGGCATTAGTCCTGTTGATGTAGCAGGACTTCCTAACGAGATAAAGAAGCCTATTATAAAGCGATTTAAGGAACCTACAGTAGAAGAAGTACATGAATACTGCAATGAGAGAAAAAACAAGGTCTGTGCTGATACTTTTGTAGACTTCTATGCGAGTAAAGGTTGGATGATTGGTAAGGGAAAGATGAAGGATTGGAGAGCCTGTGTTAGAACTTGGGAAAAGAACTCAGTTAAAGACAAGACAGGTAGAAAGGAATTAGCTAATAAGGATTACAATAAGTTTTAAAGATGAAGTTTGAAAACAAAGCAAATAAATTAAGAGAGCAGGAAACCCTTAAAGCCTTTAGTGATAGTTTTGGATTGACATTTGCTAAACATCCTGAATACGCTCATATAGATGCAGCACTCTATAACAATGGAAGTATTATAGGATTCGCAGAGGTCAAAGGAGTTCATAGAAGCATAGAAAAAGCTCAAGATGTTTTAGTTTCAATGAGGAAGATAGTGAGAGGTCAGATGCTACAAGTACAGAGTAATTTACCTGTAGCAATTTTATGGGCATTTGATGATGCTATTGTCTATGAGAGGATAAACAACCTAAAAGGAATCTTTTATTATGGTGGTAGGAAAGTAAGAGAGGGAAGTACATTTGACCAAGAGATGTTAGTTAAAGTATTAATCAAGAACTTAATTAGAATAAAATTATGAGAACACTAGAGGAAACATTAAAGAACGCAACTCACATTCATATTAGGGATTACAAAAGATATTCCTTTGGCAGTAAGGAGGAGTGTAAAGCATTATTCATTGAAGCATTTATGTTAGTGGATAAAACAATTAAAGAGTACAAGCATCTACCTGAGTATGACAATGTTATAGATTGGTTGTCAGATACAGATGGTAAGGGATTGTTCTTGATAGGAAACTGTGGTAGAGGTAAGTCTATAATACTTACAGGAGTTATACCATTGATATTCAATGCTAGGATAGGTAAGATACTAAAGCCTATTCCTGCTAGGAAGTTACATACAGTTACAGAATACAAAACTCCGTTCATTGTAATTGATGATATTGGCACAGAAGAAATTGTAAATAACTATGGGACTAAGATAGATGCAGTAGAAAATGCAATATTTGAGGCTGAAGATGATTTAAAATTACTATTATTGACATCTAATTTAGATGCGAGTTCTATCAAGGAGAGGTACGGAGATAGAATATATGATAGAATAAGAAGATTGTGCAAGGTAGTTTTTATGAAAGGAGATAGTTTAAGAAAATAAAATACTCAGGAAATAAATAATAATAAATACAGGGTAAGACCTAAAAGCATTTAATTTTTCAGCCCTGAGTAGTAGAGGGGGGGTGTGGTTACCTCCCCAATACAATAAGTATATGTAAGTAAATATAATAAGGTGAAAAGTAAACAAAAGAATGTAATTGCATATAATATGTCTTGTTTATTCACGACTTTAAAAGACAAAATAGAATGAAGATAACA